TTCTTCGACTCCAGGTACACCGTTCCGCTGCTGTCGGGCTTCGTCTTCGGCCCCGTCAGATCGGCTTTCAACTGCCGGTCAACGGGTACGTGCGCCGATTTCAGCCAGTCGCGCATTGCGCCCCACAGTTCGGCGCGCTTATTGCCCCACATCACGCTGGACTTGGCCTTCCAGCCAAAATTCACGCCCCTGACCTTGAACCGCTGCTCCGTCAGGCGGTCCAGAATCCCGTATCCCAGCCCGCCCTCGTCAATCACTGTCAGCGCGGGCCGAAATTCCTCGATGGCGTCAATCACGTGCCCCACCACGGTCATCGTGTCATCGCCCCGATACCGCCGAATCGCCACCAGATCACGCCCCTGACGGGCCACGATCACGGTCGCGTCTGCGCCACTGCGCGCGGGGTCCACGCCCAGCACAATCGGTGCGGTCGGGTCCTTGTACGCCGGCCGCTTTACGGCGTCGTCCACCAAGCGCGGCGCGATGAACTGGTCTTCGCCGGCAGCGGGGAACTCCCCGTACACCTCGACGCGGGCCTCGCGGGAGTCCTCGCCGTACTCATCGATGATCTGCTGGTACACCCGCTGGTCGGTGCCCTCGACGATGCGGGCGTCGATCTGGATGTTCTTCCAGAAATCCCGCTTGGCGTGGAAGCACTCGAAAAAATACCCCTCATTGCGACGCGGGTTAGAGAACGCCAACCAATACCTGTCGAGAATGTTCTCCGTGAAAAACCCCGCACCCACCGCCCAGATCGGATCCGGAATGCCCGACGCTTCGTCAAACACCAGCATCATCCCGTCCATGTTGTGCGTGCCCGCGTAAGCGTCCGGGTTCTCCTCGCTCCACAGCCGGCCCTCGGCCGCCCAGTAACGGGTGCCCTTCTTCAAATCTCGCTCAACAATCTGCGTGAGCCACTGCGCCGGCATGAGCTTCGTCGCACTGATTTCCCACCAGTGGGAATTGATCAGCATCGCCGACCACTTCGTCAACTCGCCCCAGGTCACGCCGCGCAACTGCGCTTCGCTGTTTGCGCTGACCATCACCGTGCTGCCGATCCGCGTCGAGAGCATCCACAGGATCAGCCAACTCACCAGTGCCGATTTCCCGATCCCGCGTCCGCTTGACACCGCCGCCCGCAGGGTGTCCATTTCCACCTGCCCACGGTTCGCCCCGATGTGATCCCTCATCATCCGCAGCACCCGACGCTGCCACTTCCGTGGCCCGTCAAACGCCGCCAGCGGCGTGTTCGGTTGCCCCCACGGAAACGCCAACAACACAAACGCTTCGGGGTCGTCCCGAATACGCGGTTCCCACAGGCGCGTCATCAGCGCCTGCTCCTCGGTCGCGGTGTATATCGGCTTCTGCATCAGCGCGTCACGCCCGGCAGCGGCCGCGGCGCCGCCCGCATCATCGTCGGCGCGCCCTGCAAATACACCTCCGCAGGCCGCGGCGCCGTCATCGGATACGCCTGTTCAATCTGCCGAACAATCTCACTCCACCGAGCCGGATCCGCGCCAGGCGGCGGATTATTCCTCCAATCGCCCGGCCCCGGCCGACGGCCGACCATACCCATCGCATTCGCCGCCCGCGGCACCCCGCCCATCATCGGGCCCAGCGCCATCAGCGCATTCATCACATTGCGCTCAACCTCACCCGGAATCCGACCCTGCGCCATCGGCCCCGGGCCACCACCCGGGATCACCCCAGGCATTCCCGGCGCCACGTTTGCCCCCTGCATCCCACGCGCCCGGGGGGCCATCGCCGACGGCGTCCCAGGCCGCACCAGCGCCCTGTCAGCATTCAGCAAATCCCGCAGCGTCTTATCCGCCCCGAACAACCGCCGGAAATCCGCCAGTTCCTCCGCCGTCACCACCGCACGCCCGTTAACCACCGGCCTGTCCGGCCTCGGACCCGTGTACCGCGTGGCATACATCGCGGCAGCGTCATCGTTCATCAGGGCATTCGGCATACACAGACTCCTTGGCCGGCAGCGCCACAGGCGACGGCGGCGCGGCTATCTTACCAGCATCAGATCAGCGCCGGCTGCTCTGGCTTCGCCCGCTCCGCGGGGTCGAACAGCGTGGCGTCGCCGATTACGCGGACATTCGTAACGCGGCTCATATCGGCGCGTATCGGCTCATATCGCTTCCCGCGCCAGCGGGGGCGGCGCCGCCGTTACTGCCGCAGTCCGTTCACCGGCAGCTAACACCACCGGAACGGCGGCGCCTATTCTTTCCACGGGTATCGCATCCTCCACCTCCACCGCCAGCCCTCGCTGCAACCGCCCGTTCGCAGCCTCCAGCGCCGCCACCACGCTGATCTGAGTATTCACATCGACCTGCACATTCGTCTTCGCCACCCAGTCGTGCCGGTGACGGAGAAACTCCAGCGCCGCCTTACTATCCCCAGCCTGCGCAGCATCAAATACCACGCGGGACATTTCCATCTCACTGTCGGCCCGGCCCTTCATTTCCGCCACATCGGCTATCGGGTCCATTATCTTTAGCCGCGCCAACTCAGCCGGCAACATACCTGCCGCCAGTGCAAGAGATTCTCCACGCAAACCCAAGCGAGCGGCATCGTATATGCGCTCCAGCATTTCGGGCGTGGCTTTTAGCTCGCGGGCGCGGACTGGAAGATCGCGGAACATGGCATCAATGATAGCGGATTCTGCGCGGAAAAAAAATTTCGTGCGGGGGCTCCACACACTTTGACGCCTGGCGCGGGCCCTAGCCGGGGGGTCTCTGCCGCGCCCCACCCCACCCCCCCCGCTTGGTCGTCAGTGTGCTGACGATGCGCATGCGCACGGCCTGGCCAGCACCATGCTGCAGCGCAGCACCGGGCCGGCAGCGTGAGCGCAGCGCTTGTCCCGGGGTGCGTGGCAGTTGTGGCAGTTGTCGCGCAGGACCGCCACGATTGCCACACTTTTCGGGGTGTCAACGCGGGTTGACGTCAGCGCAGCATGACAAAACAGGCTGTGGATAGTTTTGTGGGTAGCCTGTTCCTAGTCGCAAATCGCCCTAAGTCGTTGATTTGTATAGGTTTCGGTGTCCGTGGCAGTTGTGGCAGTGGAATCGCAACCCATATATATACTACTCCTATATATGTAAGTACTTACTAACATCAAACTTGTCTTAATGGTTGAAGGATTGACTGCCACAGTTGCCACGCAGAGAGAAGCTCCGCCACCCACAGCGACGCCACCGGACTAGACACACAGCCGCCACCGATGCGGGTTAGCCCGGATTAGGGAAAGCCCCTACCGTTCCTGACGGCCGCTGTAAGTTTCGCGTAAGGAAAGCCGCCGACACTGTCTCTGTCGCGCCGATTGGCGGCGCGCAAGGAGTAGACGATGCACCACCCGGCCTTCCCCGCTATTGACATCCCGCCGCACCTGTTCTCTTACGGGTTCACGACTCACGACGTCTATCACCACGATGCGTGTGTGCGTCTGACGCGTGGCCAGCTGTCCCTGTGGGTTGACCACGAAGACCCCGAGAAGCGTGACGGTGAGGGTGCGCGATTCACGATTCACCCGCATGACGAAGATCTGCAGTGTTCTGGTGTCTGGTACGAATTCGACGACCTGCCTGCGCTGCTGGCGCATTTGGATGCGCTGGCCTGACGAATAACCCACGGGCCTGCGGGCCCGATAACTTGGAGCGATGACGATGAACGGATTTGTGTTTTACGACGGCCCGAGCGCAATAGACGGTGCGCCGATTATCGGCATAGCCGTGCTGCACTCGGAGAACAGCAAGACGGGAGACATGGTGCAGACCTATATTCTGCGCGCCGATATGTCCCCGTTGGATGCCATCGCATCGGGTGACGATTGGAGTATTTGCGGTGATTGTGGTCACCGTGGAAACCCGGAATTTCAGATAAAGCGCAGCTGCTACGTTAACGTGGGTCAATCCGTCCAATCCGTATTTGCCGCATGGGTCCGCGGCAGCTACCCTGCAGTGTCTCCTGTAGCTGGTGCGCGCATGCTTGCCGGCCGGATTGTCCGTATCGGTTCGTATGGTGACCCTGCAGCTATCCCCGCGCGCGCGTGGTTTGCTTTGGTTCGCCATGCTGACGGACACACTGGATACACGCATCAATGGCGCCGCGCGCCTGCGCTGCGGCCGCTGGTTATGGCATCGGTCGATACCGTGCCGGAGCGCGACGTAGCGCGCGCGCTCGGGTGGCGCACGTTCCGGGTTCGCACGGCTGATCAGGCACTCGGCGCGCGCGAGATTGTCTGCCCGGCGTCGCCGGAAGGTGGCGACCGTCGGCAGTGTGTGACCTGCCGCGCCTGCGACGGCGCCGATCGGCCCGGGAAAGCCAGCGTCGCGATTGTGGTGCACGGGAAGATGGCGAAGTATTTCGCTGCGGCGTGAAACCCCGGCGCCGATCCCCGGCGCCGATAACCTGGAGGATAGACCGATGTTTACTGCCCGATTTCCCGGCCGCTGCGCCAGCACCGGCGCCCCGATCCGACCCGGTGATACCGTGCGCAGCGTCGCGCGCGGCCGGTATGCGCTCGTATCGCGTGCCGCAGAGACGACCGACCCCGTGGACCCCGACCCGGCGCTTGCAGCGTCGATTGACCCCGAAACGGCGGCCGCAGAGCCTGAAGCTGCGGCGGCCGCCGGCCGATACCTGCGCCGGAGCATGGCTCGAGGCGTGTCCGATATCTGGCGCTCGAGCAGCGGCCGGGAGTACTACCGAAACCGGCGCGGGCGCTGCGAGGATGCTCCCTGCTGCGGATGCTGTAACGCGTGACGTAAGCCACACCCCCGACACTGAACCCGCCCCGATTCGGGGCGTACTGGAGAAAGACGAATGAGATACATCGGAAACGCTTTCAGTCTCGGCATGGTGCCGAGACACCTGCTGGCCTTCGTGCGCCTTTCGGCGTGCGACCGGCCCGACGTGGCCGGCCTGGTGTCCTGTGTCGGCCACGCCGACACAGCGGCCGTCCTGGGCGTGCCGATGGCACGCATCAGCGTGACCTTGCAGGCCGGTGACGTCCTGTACGTGGCGCAGCTTCGCGGTGGGCGCCTGCCTGAGGGCGCCACCACCCTGCCCGAGGGTTTCGGGTTCGATTGGATCCGCGTGGAGATTGAACCTGGCGTCAGGTAACGCGCCGACACTGACCGCGCCGGCCGATGCCGGCTCACCTGGAGCAACGAAGATGCACGATATTCCCCTGACTCTGACCGATGCGCTGTTCGCCGTCGCGTTTGGCCTTGCCCTGGGCGCCTTGGTGGCGCTTGGCCTATGACCCACGCCCCCGACACCCCCGCCGAGCCCCTACGCGGGCCTGCGTGGCCCTTTCCGCCCGCACTGCTGGACTACCCCAGCATGCCCCCCTGCGCGCGCCCTGTGGGCCGCGTAATCCCGCCGGCCGATGCCGAGCCGGCTCTGTTTTGAAGGAGCAACGAAGATGCACACACCTGGACCGTGGACGCTGCGCGCCTGCGCGGTGAATCACCAGCAACTGACCGGCAACGGCCCCGGCCTGATTGCCGACATACATAACGACAACGACGCCGCCCTGATCGCTGCCGCCCCCCAGATGCTCCGCGCCCTGCAGCGCCTGACGCATCCCGCCGCCGATGACGAAGACCTGGCCTACGCGCTGGATGTCATCCGGGTCGCCACGGGTGCGCCGTGATTTTGGCGCTCCTCGCCATCCTGCTGGCCCTGCTGCTGGCAGTCCTACTGGACCTATAATCGCGCGGTCCCTCTCGGGACCTTTGTCTCCTCCTCTGGCCGTGCCGCCAGTTCGCCCCGGGCGTCGAGCCCATCTCCGCCCGGGGCGTCTTTTTCGGAGCATCGAGAATGCTGATCATCACCCACTGCGACGCGCCGCCCAATCTCCGCGCTGCCGGCATTGCTGCCGCTGAACGGTTTTTCGCAGAATCCGGCGTCGACCCAATCGCGGCCTGGCGCGCCGCCGAGGCGTGCAGCTTCGGCGCCCTGTTCGACCGCGACGCCCTGCGCGCGTGGTATCTGGCCGAGGACGCCGCCGTTTTGGCCATGTACGGGCGCTGGCGGCATGCGCCTGCTGCCGTCGCGCTGGAGTGGCGCGCGGAGCCGGCAGGGGCGATCAGACCACCCGCCGCATTGGGGTCGGCATAGACCCGAGGTGCGTCTCGGTCGCGTCGCGCGCGTCCGATTTCGTCCCGCGCCAGTCCGGCGAGGCCCAGCAGTGTCGCGCGGTCTGGTTGTTCCTAGACTTGCACAGGCCGAGATCCTGCCACCCGGCTTCGGCTAGCGCATGTTGCAGAGCCTGCAGGTTCAGCCTGATATGCGGGGGCGCCTGATTCTGCAGGCGGTCCACCAGTGGCTGCCACGGGCCGCTGATGACGCCGAGGCGGAATTCCTCGATGCGCTTCTCGATGCGGTCCACCAGCCACGATTCCGCTCCGCTGCGGCTGGTGGCAACCATAATCTGTTTCGCTTCGGTCCACGGCGGCGTGGCCCCGGGCGCGAAACGCGACACATCCCGCTGCCGCAGATACAGCGCCCCGGCCTGCAGGCCGCCGCGGGCGAACCAGCCCCACAGGCGCGTCGATTCTTCCTCGGTCATTCTGGGCGCATCTGTCCACAAAACGTACCATCGTCGGTCATCTGACGGTATCGCTATCGCGTCGCGATAGTTGCTGAACGCCAGCACCAGCGCCTGATTTCGCACCTGTATCGGGTGGGCGAATTTCCGTTGCACCGAGAGTAGCTCTGGCGGCGCCGCGAGAATCGGTTTTAGTCGGTTTTCCAGCGCCCTGCGGTCCACGGCTTCGGACTGCCGCAGTTCGTTGAAAATGATCACCTCGTTCTCGAGATAGTATCCCCATTGATCCTGTAATTCTGCGGTTTCGACTGATGCGCAATTGGTTTTGTTTTCGCCGCCGATGGCGTAAAGCAGGGGCGCGATCATTGAGTCTTTGCCCGCGCCAGGTACGCCGCCGA